GAGAAGAACTAGAGAAGGCGGTTGAGGATGCTAGCGATGCTTGGTATGCCGCTGATGATGCTAGGGATGCTGCGGAGATTGAATACAATAATGCTAAGGCTGCTTTGGAGGACTACGAGGAGAGCACATGAGTACGCGAGAAGAACTGGTGAAGGCGAAGAATGCCGCTTGGGACGCTTGGGCTGTTAGGGCTGCTGCTGGTGATGCTGCTTCTGGTTATGATGCTTGGGACGCTGCTAGACAGGCTTTGATTGCTTATGATAAGAACAACACAAGAAGAGGATAAATGAACATTTCTCAACAATACGCAAAAAGCCTGGGCTCGAGCGATTTATCCGATAATAACGAGCAAAGCCAGAAACATGATACTGATTCACTCGCAGCCGTGGGGCTCGGTGCTGATGAATTCGGTGCGGCGTTACTCAGGTGCAAATTCTCGAGCACGCGAAACGAGCCGAACCCTACTGCGGTACTGCCGCTGCTGAAAGAGTGGCGTGAGCGCTTGGCAAAAAAGGCACACCAGCGCGGCTGGACGGTGAGCTCTGACAGTGTGGCCCACCAGAGCTTCTGGTATTGGCTGTATGACACCTGCACAACGTGTAATGGCCGCAAGCACGGCGTGATAAATAACACCCCGGTGCTCGATGTCCTGGTGTGCCCTACTTGCGAAGGTACTGGCAAGAAGCCGCTGGAATTTCTGCCGGATTTACGGGAATTCATACTGGATGCCATTGCAGCGCTGCGAAAGTTTGAAGCCGCAGCCCAGGCGCACGCCCGCCAAAAGTTAGGGAATTAATTAATTGTATTTATTCTGCATACGGCTACAATTCATGTATTGAAGTAGCAGTTAGATCATTTCTCAGTACGAGACGGGCAACGGCTAACCGCAAGCCGCTCTTTTGTGACAGGAACACAGCGTTCGTTAAAAAATAACGCAACGCAGCCAACCAACCGCCCAGTGCGGTTTTTTTTCGTCCTAAATTCGGAGCACTGATGGGAATTATTAAACCGATAGTTCGCAAGGCTAAGCGGGTTGGGGAAGAAATTAAGAGTATCGAGCCGATGGTTGAGAAGATCGACTTAAATAATTACAAATGGCACATCTTGGGCGTATTTGCAGTGGTGGCCTTTGTCGCAATGGCCGCGTCGATCATTTTGCTATTCGCATGAAACGCCTAAGTTTTGGCTGGCACGCAAAAAAACACCCCACACCTGAAACGCAATTCAATAACCGCGACGAATTCGCCGAAGTTGAAGATGACGAGCTGGTGCATGAGTATGAAGCCGCCGCCGCTGAGCTTGAAGCTGAGTATTTGTAATGACTGAAGTGCTGCGGCAGTTGATGACTGAGAACGACAACGTCACTCATGATCTGTATCGGTATCTCGCGCTGGCCTCGGTGGTGATCGCACTTATGTTGTCGGCGTACTCGGTGTATCGAACCGGGGTATTTGATGCCAGCTCATACGGCATGGGTATCGGCGCACTGTTTGCAGGGCTTGGTGTGCAGCTCGGACTCAAAAAGTGATCACGCTCACAGACTATTTCAATATTAAGCCTGCCACGGCTGAACAGAGCTTTGCTGCGGTGGATCTGTTGAAAGCGGTGAATGAATTGCTCGAAGAATACTGCGCCGACACCGGGCGCGAACTGATGCGGAACACCAAAACCGGCAACCTAATATCGGGCAATAAACACGGCGATGGCGGTTTTAGGCTTAGCGACAGCAAAACCGGGGTGGCATTAAGCTCGCACAAAGAAGGGCGCGGAATTGATATTTTTGATGGGATCAGTGGCCGGTTGGATTTATGGATCACTGACGCAATACTGGAAGAATTTGATTTGTATCGTGAAGATCCGGGCTCAACACCCGGCTGGGTTCATCTAACAACGAGAGCGCCGAAAAGCGGCCGCCGTACATTTATACCGTGAGCCTGTTTGAGAAGATCCGCTACGGGCTGGAAGCCGCAGCAGTTTTACTGTTACTGGGCTGGGCCTGGTCATGGTACGCACGCCAGGGCGATATACCGGTAGGCGTGACGGTAGAAGCAACACCTTCAAGTGAAGTTAAGAATGTGCCCACCGTGGCGGTTGAAGTTAAAGCGGTTAAGGTTTTCACCAACCGCGACAAAGTGGTGCGGGATTTAAAACTACCCGAGCGGGTGGCTACGAATAAAGAAGTTGAAGTGCTGGCGAGTTCGCAAGTTAAAGCCGATACCCACCCCAGCACAGTGACAACCGTTATCAACAAAGAAACGGGTGCGTCTGAGACATTCATCCGGCGCGATCCGCTGCCCTGGTTTGCATTTCAAAAGAATGGCAGGGTAGGCGCTTATTACGGTACGAGCCAAGATGGGGCTGCCGCGATGTTACTTGCTGAGCAAGATCTGCTGGCAATTAAGGCGCTGAAATTTTCCGCGATCGGCACCGTTGTACAAAACACCAACCCGAACCCAGGCATTACGGCAACACAAGGTTTTGTCGGCATTGGCGGGCGAGTTGAATGGTAGTTCGCAACCGCCGTCACAGTGACGTTGGTTTTGTGGAACCTTTATCAGTGTTATCAAAACGCGAACGGGAAATACTTGAATGGGTTGGCGCGGGTCACACGAACAAAAAAATCGCACGGGCGTTATTTATTGAGCCATGCACTGTAAAAAATCACCTACGCAAAATATACATAAAGCTCGGGGTCACTAACCGCGTGAAGGCTTTGAGTGCTACAGGACGTTGAAACTGAGTAGTCAGTACCCGGCAATGATGCCGTGTTATGTAACACGATAGGCGAGAGATACTTGCAGCTCTCGTTGTAATGTCGCGGCAAGCTGGCAGTAAATATGAAATACGCAGCAGCAGTTATTTGTTTTGGTTTTGCAACGTCAGCAATTGCCGACGGCGGTGGTAGCAATATCGCAAACGGTGGTACTGGGTATGGCGGGGCAGGTGGTGACGCAATGAGCCGGGCTAATTCAGAAGCCGCTGCAAATTCGCGCTCAACATCAGAAGCAAATTCGAGTTCGAGCCAATTACAGGGCCAATTGCAAGGGCAGATACAGGGCCAGATCGCAACGGGTGGTGCTCAACAGCAAACCGCAACTGGCGGTACTAACCAGAATTCTGGCAACCAGAGTACGAGCTTTAGCAGCACCAGCACAACATCGCACCAGGCACCTAATGTTTCAATGTCGTCCATGTTTCCTACGGCACCTTGCCAAGCTGTACTTTCAGCAGGCTTCAGCTTCATAGGTGCAGGCGGTGCAGCAGCGGGCTCACGTACTCTCGACGAGTGTGAGAAACGCGAAGCAGCTCGCATTGCCGCAGGCATAGGACAGGGTGCTATGGCACTCGAGATCATGTGCATGGGCGAATACGCCGCTAAAACCAGTCAATGTAAACAGTTTCAGCCACAAGTCGCAGCAGTTGCCGCAAAAGAAGAAGAGCCAATGTTAACGGCAGTACGCAGCCGCGACAGCATCGAAGTGAAAAGTATGCAGGGCTTTTAACGGTTGAAGTGGAAATAACTCTAAATTACCTGCTAGGCGAATACTCGCTCAGTGGGAAAAGGATACCAAATGGCAACAAAAGAAAAGACGGGTGGAAGGGTTAAAGGTACACCCAATAAACTTACTTCTACGGCGTTAGAGAACGTCATAGCAGTGTTTAACCGTCTTGATGGTACGGCAGGCATGGCTAAATGGGCACTTGCGAATCAGTCAGCGTTTTATGCCATTTATTCAAAGTTGCTGCCATCTAAAATAGAACAGACAACAGAGCACTCGGGGGCCGTCAAGCACACCGTCACGCTCACGATTGTCGAGCCGTCTAAGCCAAGTTTCCCGAAGCCGCAGCACTGAAGTGGAAGTACGTGCAGGGGTCGCTGAGAAACTAGCGCCCTTACTTGCTGATACGCGCTACAAGGGTGCGTATGGTGGCCGGGGTGGTGCTAAGAGTCACTTCTTTGCTGAACAGCTACTCATTAAGTGCTTGAGTGGTGCCAGGGCGATTTGCATAAGAGAAGTGCAGATCAGTATTAAAGATTCGGTGCGGCAGCTTCTTGTGGACAAGATCACGAAGCTGGGGCTCGAGACACTCTTCACGATTCTGGATACTGAGATACGCGGGCCGAATGGCAGCTTCATCATCTTCAAGGGGATGCAGAGCTACAACGCGGCCAACATCAAAAGTTTGGAAGCATTCGATATCGCCTGGGTGGAAGAAGCGCAAACGCTCTCGCAATACTCACTCGATATGCTGCGGCCAACCCTGCGGAAAGAAGGCAGTGAGCTGTGGTTCAGTTGGAACCCGAGATACAAAACGGATCCAGTCGATAAGTTCTTTAGGAAGTTCCCGCCTGCGGATGCCATCAGTGTTTTTGTGAACTACGCGGATAACCCGTGGTTCCCCGAAGTGTTGCGGCGCGAAATGCTGCACGACTTTGAGATCGATGCGGACAAAGCAGAACACATTTGGAACGGTGCCTATGGTGCAGGCGAAGGGGCAATACTCGCACGCTATGTAAACCACGCTGAGCGTGAAGGCAGAATTAACGACACAGTTGAGTACGATCCTACCGGCAGCACTATTGAAGTCAGTAGCGATATTGGATTCAGAGATACCGCAGCCTGGTGGTACTGGCAGCGACGGCTCGGTGGATATTCGCTACTTGCGTATGAAGGCGGTAGCGGCTGGGATGCCGAGGACTGGATCCCGCGCATACAGGACACGTTAAATGCGATCGGCGGCAAGCTCGGCCGGGTGTGGCTACCGCATGATGCCCGCGCTAAAACATTCCAGAGTAAACACAGCACGGTCGAGAAGTTTCTCGAAGCGTTCGGCTCGAATCGAGTGGACATTGTGCCGCTCACTAAGAAAGAACACCAGATCAGCGCCGCCAGGACTGTTATTCAAAAATGCGAGTTCCACAAGACTCGGTGCGAAGCCGGGCTCGATGGCCTGGGTGCCTGGGAATTCGAGTGGTCAGAAGAAAATAATATTTTTAGCCGTGAGCCACTGCATAACTGGGCTTCACATCCGTCTGATGCGTTCGCCTACGGCTGCCAGGTGATGCAACTACAAGATCCACCGAAACCGGCCGCACCCGCACTACGCGGCTTTATGGTTGGCGAACAAAATACAGTGACGCTCGACGAGCTCTGGGCCACCGCGCCCAAACAAACATCAAGGATATAAATGGACGAGGATGTAACTCAGGACGACGAATCTGGCCGTGCAGCGTATGCAGGCTGGGTTGATGCGATCACGGCGTATGAGAATGCGTTTAAGCAGTGGGAACAGCGCACTGTCAGGATCATTGATCGCTATCGTGATGAGAAAAGAAATCGTACCGGTATGGTCGGTACCAAGTTCAACATTCTTTGGTCGAACATCAACACGCTGGTGCCTGCGGTATTCTCGCGGCTGCCGAAACCCGATGTAAGCCGCCGCTACCGAGACAAGGATCCGGTTGGGCGCGTGGCTGCACTCATATTAGAGCGTGCACTCGAATTTGAAGTTGAGCACTACCCCGACTACCGGGCCAGTATGCGGAACTGCGTATACGATCGGTTTCTCGGTGGTCGCGGTGTGGCATGGATCCGTTACGAGCCGCACTTTCGAAACGCCGAAGGGTTGCCCGAAGATGGCCTGCAAATTACCGAAGATGCGGACGAAGCCGAAGAAAGGCCGGACGCGGACGAAGCGGGTGAATGCGAAGTCGTGGACTACGAATGTGCACCGGTGGACTATGTTAACTGGCGAGATTTTGGGCATACCGTAGCACGCACCTGGGAAGAAGTCACCGCAGTATGGCGCAAGGTGTACATGGGCCGCGACGCGCTCATCGAGCGATTCGGTGAAGAACTCGGTGCCACGATACCGCTCGATACCCGTCCAGAAGATTTAAAGCGCAATAACAATAATTCTGGTGAAGGTGACTACCAGGCGCTCATTTTTGAGATTTGGGATAAGCGCACGAACAGTGCCATTTGGATCAGCAAGTCTTTGGGCAAGATCCTTGATGAAGTTGAGGATCCGCTTGAGCTGGAAAATTTCTTCCCGTGCCCTAAGCCACTCTTTGCCACGCTCACGAATGAAACACTGGTGCCGGTGCCTGATTTCACGCTGTATCAAGATCAGGCGATGGAACTGGACACCTTATCAGATCGGATCAATGGCCTGATAAAAGCATTGCAGGTGAAAGGGGTTTATGACGCAGGCAGCCCAGAGCTCGCACGGTTATTTACCGAAGGGCAGAGCGGCACGTTGTTACCGGTTAAGAACTGGTTATCGTTTGCCGAGAAGAAGGGGCTGGGTGGCACCATCGAGCTGATGGATATTCAGCCTATCGCCAGAACACTGACAGATTGCTACGCAGCAATGGAACAGGTTAAGCAGCAAGTGTACGAAATTACGGGCTTGACCGACATTATGCGCGGGGCAACAGAAGCCGGTGAGACGGCCACAGCACAGCGCTTAAAAGGCGCTTTTGGTACGTTAAGGCTGAAAGGAATGCAGAACGAGGTGGTGCAATTCGCTACCGAAATTCTACAAATTAAAGCGCAGATCATGTGCTCACTCTTCCAACCCGAAACGCTACTTGCGATCGGTGGTGCTCAGCAGCTCTCAGAAGAAGATCAGCAATACATACCGCAAGCGCTGCAATTGCTCAAAGACGAGCCGCTACGTAACTTCAGAATCGAAGTCACCAGCGATTCAATGGTGAGCATGGACGAGAACCAAGAAAAAGCCGATCGGATGGAATTCTTAACGGCCACCGGTGCATTCTTAAAAGAAGCGTTCCCGATCATCTCAGCGGCACCCGAGAGTGGGGCACTACTCATCGAGATGCTGAAATTCGGCGTTACGGCATTCAAAGTCGGCAAATCAATTGAAGGCCAATTTGATGCGGCACTCGATCAACTGCGCGAACAAGCAAAGCAGCCGAAGCAGCAGGCACCTGATCCCGAGATGATGAAGATTCAAGCCGAGTCGCAAGCACGCCAGGCTGAGATGCAAATGAAGGCTCAATTGGATATGGCGCACGTTCAAGCGCAAATGCAGCTCGAGCAACACAAGCAGCAAGTACAGCAGCAGCAGGCGGTGGCCGAGTCGCAAGTGGAATCACAGCGTAATGCACTAGACGCATCGCACGCATCGCAGCTCGAAGCGTTAAAGGCGCAGTACCAAGCGCAAGCGGACGAAGCAGGGCGGCAGGTGGATCTACTCATCGCACAAATGAATAACGACACCAAGATCCTGATCGCGCAGCAAAAACAACCTACATTATTTTAGGATAAAAAAATGACACCAATTTTTGTACCGATGGGGCTCACGCAGAGTGCGGCTGTGAGTACGGTTGCAACGCTCACGATCGCCTCATACGGCCAGGCTCAAACGATCCGGCTCACGAATATCGGCACGCAAACTGTTTATGTATTGTTTAACGATCTAATAAATACAGCAACGTCAGCAAATGCCATGCCGCTATTAGCAAACACGGTTGAAGTGTTTACCGTGGGGGCTGATGCAAATGGTAGTGTCACCATTCAGCACGTTGCAGCCGGTGCCGGTTCGACTTTGTACGTCACCCGTGGGATAGGTAACTAATATGACACTCAGAGCGGTAGCGGGTGGAACAGGGTCGTCATCAGGTGGCGTAGGCGCAATTAGTACGCCAACAAGTGTGATGTATCTCGGAGACAGTATATCGACTACCGGACAACAGAATGCGGTGGTTACGCTTGATGGTGGAGCGTGGAGTGTAACTTTTCCGGCACTTACAAACATTAGCCCAGCCTCTTCGTGGATTGCTGCTGTAAGTAACCAATGGAGTTGTCCAGCGGGTGCTGGAACTTTAGCGTGGACTGCGGCAAATCAATCTCTGAAGTGGAAAACGAACGGGGATACCTACGGCCCAGAACTGGTTATTACAAGAACGGGAATATTTAGATTAGAAAGTGGAACAGCGGGTGGTGCGCTTATTCTTAGCCTTCTAAATCGTCCAAGTGTATTTCCTGTTACAGATGTAACGGATGCTGTAACTCCGGGTACAAGTATTTTCCAGTTTCCGTCATCCGGCGGCGCATCGTTTATAGGCTGGATAGAACTGCTTTTAAATTGCCCATTTGAAACATCGCTTAATTACGCTATAAGTGGAGCGACTGCGGTTGAATGTTTGGAAATGGCTCCGCAGTGGGAGTCTGTTTACACCGACATCTCAAGTTTTCATATCGGTACAAATGCCTCGAACACAATTGCAATTGTTAATGCTGAGTTAGTGGCAATAAAAGCACTTATTTTAAAACGTCAGCGGATCGGGTCAAAAGTAGTTCTTTGGACACTGTTACCAAACAATGGACGATCAACACAACATAGTGAAGCAGTAACATATTTTAACCTTCAATTACGCCAAATTGGTATTGATTACAAATTAGATGTTGTCGATGCTTGGGCATATCTGGGAAATCCAGATACGTCTGTAAGTTATTCAACAACGCCGCTGTTGTTATCTGGTGATGGAGTGCATCCTAGTTATTTGGGGGCATATATTATGGCGAAACGCAGCGGTATTAAAGCGTTTTCAAAATATGTGTCGCAGTGTCTTGTTAGGCCACCAACCGCTGTAGCATTTTCTGCCACATCACCCAGCGGCAATCTTTTAACTAACCCAACTCTGACAGGTACGACAGGTACAAAAGGGACTGGCGTAACAGGGGATGTGCCCACAGGATGGAATGTATTTCGTGTAACTGGTACACCTACGGCGGTTTGTGTCTCAACTGATGGCGGTACTGTACCTAGAACAGATACAGGACAAGGGCATTGGTTTCAGATGAATTTCGACAATACTGGTGGCGCAGCAGGTAACAGTATTGTCATGAAAATGACGGTTAATTTAGCTGGTGCAATGATCCCCGCACCAGGTGACACCATAGTCCTTCAAGGAGAAGTGCAGCTAAAAGCTACTTCGGTTGGATTTTCGGGATTTAATATATCTGTTACTGGGGCGCAAGGTGGCCCTAGTGCAATTTATATGGCAAGTAGCACGACTGCTGGGCTAGGTGCATTGGACGGCGATACGATATATATGCCATTTACATCCAGACCGTTCAAAGTGCCAGTGGGAATGACGATTTTTAATGTATCAATTTCGACGTACTTTCTGGCAGATGCAACCGTGACTGTGAATGTTGGTCAGACTTTAACTCTCCATAAGGTATAAAAATGGGAATTGTATCTGGGCCATTAGAGCCGCCACTGTATACGCTTTGGGATAAATTACCGTTGGCTAATTCCTTGCGAACGGGCTTTAGAGTTTTTGTACCCGATGTAGGTACGCCCGGAAGTTTCTGGTACTCGAACGGCATTGAGTGGTCGCCGATCAGTGGCACGGTAATGCTGGCAATGTCGGCAGTTCCAGTCATTGCAGTATCGAGCGGTACTGCCAATACAGCCGGGGTTATTACACCTACTACACCGATCACTTCGGCTGGTTATAGTTACCCCATGACATCTTGGGTGCGGCTGCCTGCGGGCGTGGTTACGAATGGCTTGGGTGCTGGACTAGCCGGAATGTTTCTGGGTGTATGGTCGAGCGCAGCTTCATGTCAGATCAAGGTGAATTATTACGATCCAGCGGTTTCATTTATTCCAACGCTGGAAGATGCTGGTATTAACGCGACAACGAACTCTGGTGCATACGCGCAAGCGACAATAGAGATCACAATGATGAGTTACACCCTACCCGCGAATTTGATGGGGCGAACTGGATCAATTGAAGTAGATGATTCTTGGGCATTTAGCGGCACATCCGCTTCAAAAACATATCGGGAAAAATTAGGAACGCTTGCGATCGGTGACAACACGCAAAAGGATTCAGACAATTTGGCCTGTTCCCGACACGCGCTGGTGACGAATCGTGGTGTAGCTAATTTGCAAACCGTAGGGCCGTATATGCCTACTTACTCAGGTTACGCCGAAGCCGCGAATATAAGCGGCACTATTAATACGGCAGTGGCAACCCTAGTATCTATAACAGGTAGATGCAGCACTGCGCCCAATAATAATTTTATGATTCTCGAATCCTTTGCGATTCATTTACACCGATGAGAACGCGTTGGGTACAGATCAATGGTGAGCTGGTATTAGCGGGTACGGATGCGAGTAACGGCGGTTATGTCATGAACGATATAACGCCGTACCAGTCGCAGATAGATGGGTCAATGATAACCAGTCGCAGCCACCACCGCGAGCACCTAAAGCGGCACGGCTGCATTGAAGTCGGTAATGAAAAGATCGAGCACCGTGCGCCTACGATTGCGCCAGGGCTCAAAGAAGAAGTAGCGCGAAGAGTGTACGAAAATTTACGATATTCATAGGAGAAGATAATGGCATTAGCAGAAGAATTGATGGGCGTAGGCATTAGTGCTGAAGCCGCTAAGAAGATACCAAACGGCGGGGTGGCAGCCGTAACAGCAACCGGTTCGAGCACCCTGGCGACTGCGGTTGAAATTAAAGCGGGCGTAAACCGAATTACTGGGGCGGATGGCGTGCGGCTACCAAATGCGAATGCCGGATCGTCATGCGTTCTGGTAAATGACACAGGTTCACCCATTAAAGTATGGCCGCCCGCCGGTGGGGCGATCCAGGTTGCAGGCACCAGTTTCGGCCTAGCCGTTGTGGGTACCGCGTACTCGCTCACCACTTTTGCAACGTGTGAATTTACCTGTGTTGTTTCGGGTGCGGCCAGTTTATGGGCGATTCGCAAGTCAGCATAAAGTTTTAACCTAACACCGTATCAGCCCGCTTCAGGCGGGTTTTTTTTCGCCCAAAATTTAAGGTACACATGGAAAACGAGCAAATTACTTTGCGCGAAACTCTGGAACAAAGTTTTGATGCAGCAGAAGCGGTACCGGTTGCCGAGCCCGAAGTTCGTGAAGCGCGTGATGATCAAGGACGGTTCGCAGCGAAGGTGGTGGACGAGCCTGAGCCGGTAGTCGAAGCAGCCCCCAGGCCCACGACGTGGAAGAAAGAATTTCTACCGCTGTGGGACAAGCTAAACGATGGTGTGGCGCTCACGCCCGAAGAGAGCAAGAAGGTGGCTGAATATTCTGGCCTGCAACGCGAAAAAGAATTCGCCAATGGCGTATCAACCTACAAAGCCGAAGCGGTGGCAGCACGCGATTTACAAAGTGCGATCGAGCCATTTCTGCCGCAATTGCAAAAGCACAATATCCGGCCCACTGAGTGGATCGGAAACTTAGGCCGGGCTCATGAAATGCTGGCATTAGGTTCGGCCGAGCAAAAGCTGCAAATGTTCTCGCACCTGGCGAAAGAGTACGGAATTCCGCTTGCGGCTCTGGGCGGCTCATACGAAGGCCAGCAAATTGATCCAGTGGTACCGCAGCTCATGGAACAGATCCAGCGGCTCTCAGGACAAGTGAATAACGTAACAAGCTGGCGCGATCAGCAAGAACAAATCGCAATTCAGGCGCAGCTCGCGCCGTTTGCGGATGTAAAGAAGTACCCGCATTACGAACAGGTTAGGGGTGACATGGCTCTATTACTAGAAACCGGTAAAGCCCCTGATCTGGAATCGGCTTATAAAAAAGCGTTACGACTGAATGATGAAGTGTGGGATGCCGAGCAAGAGCGTCAAGCTCAAGTGCGTGCAACTGCACCGATCGCGGCCGCCGCTCAAGCCAAGCGCCACGCAGTGCAAACGAAAACCTCTACCCCAAGAGGGACTACGAGCACCGGGGCAAAAGATAGGCTTAGCACTCTACATGATGCGTTTGAAGCATTAGAGAGCGGCCGCGTTTAACTTTTAATTAAATTAAGGAGCACAAAAATGGCTTTCGCCAATTCCGCGATAACCGACATTATCGCAACAACAATACAAAGCAGATCAGGCCAGTTAGCAGATAACTTGACTGAAAACTCAGCACTACTCAAGCGTCTTAAAAGCCGTGGGAATGTAAAACCATTCTCAGGTGGTAATGTGATTCTTGAAGAAATTATGTACAACGACACCACGACTAATAATGCAAATTCTTATAGTGGCTACGAAACCATCAACATCAGCCCAGATAGCCCGATCAGCTCAGCACAATTCAACATTGTGCAATATGCTGACAGCGTAACCATCAATGGCCTGGAAATGCTGCAAAACAGCAGCAAAGAAGCGATCATTGATTTGCTCGACGGCCGTATGAAAGTGGCTGAAGCTCGCCTTACCAACCGGATCGACACCGACTGCTATACGGACGGCACAGGAAACGGCGGAAAAAACATCACCGGATTGGCGGCAATGGTTTCAGATTCACCCACAGGCACCTACGGTGGAATTGATCGCAGCACCTGGGCATTCTGGGCAAACAAGGTGTACTCCGGTGTAACCAACGGTGGTGCAACTGTTTCGGCTGCGAACATTCAAGCCTACATGACGGCACTCTCGCTGCAACTGGTGCGGAATACCGACAAGGCTGATTTGATCATTGCAGATACCGCCTACTACTCACTGTATGTTAATTCACTGCAAGCAATTCAGCGCATTGCATCCGAAGAAACTGCCGGTGCGGGTTTTGCGTCATTGAAATTCTACGGCGGCGGCACTTCTGCTGATGTTGTACTGGGCGGCGGTAACGGCTCACACGCAACAGCGAATCATATGTGGTTCTTGAACACCAACTATATGTTCTTGCGTCCACACCGCGACCGTAATTTCGTGCCAATTGGTGGTGAGCGCCAGGCCGTCAATCAAGACGCGATCGTAAAATTATTTGGTTTTGCTGGAAATTTAACTTGCAGCAACGCATCGCTGCAAGGCGTTCTTAAAGCATAAGGAGAATATAAAATGGCTTTTAAAATTACAGATCCACAAATGTCAGGGCTGCTGCCGATTGGCAACATCGACACAGGTACGCTTCCCCCAAATGGTGCCACCGCAGCCGTCACATCCCCGATGTTCCCAGGGATGATCGTGCAGGGTGTTGATCCTGTTTTTGGTGCTGGTGAGTTTATTCTGCTGGCGGGTGTTGCTAATACACTGGTGGGCTCGGTTGTTTCTTACAACTTGGTTACTTTTGTAACCGCACTTTGCGCGGCAACTGCTGCATTACCTGTGCCGATCGCCGTTGCGATGAGTGCCAACACCAGCGCTACCAACTGGGCATGGTATCAAATCTCAGGTGTTGCAACGTGTGTGAAGGCGGCTGCGTCAAAAGTAACCACCGGTGCAGCGGTTGGAATACAAACCGCAGGTAAGATCAACGCAACAAAAACAGGACTGGAAGTACAGGGTGCGATTGCTGTTTCTATTCTCTCGAGCGCAACCGTAACAATCGGCACTGTGATGTTGACTAGGCCACACAAACAAGGCCGAGTCACTTAATTAAGGCTTTGCGTAGCCGCTCTGTGAAAGCGGGGTGGCTGCGAAGCGTCTTATGAAGCTCTCAGATAACAACTTAGTTGTACAAAACCCGCAAGCACAGCACCCGTTAGAGCTGCAAGTTCATTCGAAAGTGGCGCTGCTGTCCGATCTGGCCCAGGCTAATTTTGCAGCGAACAATGAGCGACAATGCGAATGGGTCAATGCGATACCCGCGCACGACAGAGTGGCGGCGCTATGCGGTTCTGGATCCAGTCTCAAAGATACCCGAGCGGACATTGTTGGCGACATTTTTGCATTGAATGGGGCTGCAAACTACCTGTTTGAGCGAGGTTTGAGCATTCCGTACCAGGTGGTGCTCGATCCTAACCATTTCATCGCTGAATATTACTGCGAATTTGCCGAAACGCATTTAGCGGCCAGTACAGCCCCTACAGCGTATTTTGAGCGCTCGGGTAACGTAATGCTATGGCAGCCCGATATTAAGTGGGTAGAAACCGCCCTGGTGGACAGCCCCAAAGAATTTACCTATATCGGCGGCGGCATTTCGGTCGGGGTGTACGCCCTGGCACTGGCCTACGCACTGGGCTACAGAACCATTCATTGCTACGGCTACGATTCCAGTTATAGCGGGAAGAGCTACTACGCATCCGGGCGCGGGGTCGATGATGGGCAGCTTCTTTGCACGATCACCCACGACGGCCGCGACTATCCCACCAACATGAACATGAAAGAGCAAGTTACCGCCTTCATGTACTGCGCTAAATTGCTCATAAAAGAAGGTGCCGAGATTCATGTGCATGGCACCGGCTTACTGCCGGATGTATTTAACAGTTTTTACGCGAGTGGCCGCGCCTGTCCACACTCAACTACTTGAGGTATTAAATGATCGCTTCAGATATGAACAACCCGAATTTTGCGGGTGCAATGAACCCAGATCGCAACTTAACCTGTGAGTTCTACAGCAGGCCGGTTAGAAACGACTTTTTAAGTGAAAAAGAAGGGCGGCCGATATTTGCCGACTGCGACTTTTGCAGAATATTCATCCCTGGTAACAATTTGAGCGTGATCGACACGTATGCACGCCAGGATCAAAAAGAGCGCTTCCCGCGTGAGTGGGCGAATTATCAGAATACACAGCAGGGCATCGCGCAGCAAACCGGCACCCCACTAGATAAGTGGTCGCTGATAACTCTGGCGCAAGCTGAAGAATTCAAATACATGAAGTTCACCACCGTCGAATCCATTGCCAACGCTTCAGATTCGCAGTTGCAAGGTATCGGCATGAAAGCCGGTATGGCACCGTATGCGCTGCGTGATCGCGCTCGGCACTTCTTGGCAGCGTTCGGTGCTGAGACGGAATCAGCGGCAGAATTGGACGAGAAGAAAATGCTGCGCGAAACAATTGAAAAAATGCAGGCGCAAATTAACGCACTATCGGCGCGTAGCCCAGGGCGGCCCCGAAAAAGTGAAACTATAGAGGCGTAAAAAATGGCAACAATGTTGCAGCTCATTCAGCAGTCAACCGGTGAACTCGGGTTAGTGATCCCCACCTATGTGGCCGGGAATAACACGCAAGATACCATTCAACAGTTTTCACTGTTAAATGCGGCGGGCTATGAGCTGCAACGCCAGTACGACTGGCAGGCCATGAATGTGGAATATCGCACCACCACGCAATTCGTAACAACCACCGGCACAACAACGGACGGCTCAACGACGCTTACCGATATTGTAGATACCACCGGGCTCGATGCAACGTATTCGATCATTGGCACCGGGATCCACCAGGATACCTACGTGTCCACTCTGGACGCACCTGGCCCCACCGGCCAAGTCACGATGACGCAGGCGGCAAATGCTACCGGATCCACTACGCTGAATTTCTGCAAAACAAAATACACATACCCCGCAGGCTACGACAGAACCATTGATAAAACTCAATGGGTAAAAAGTTCTCATTGGGAAATGCTCGGGCCACAGACGGCACAACAATGGCAGTGGCTAAAGAGTGGATTTATCTCAACCGGCCCACGGATGCGCTTTCGCCCAGTCGGGGGCTATTTGCAGATCTGGCCGCCAACTGCTTCAGCGCAATATATCGGCTTTGAATACATCTCAAACTTTTGGGTAACGGATGTTGCCGGGCAGCCGAAGGCGAGTTTTACGGCTGATACCGATACGTCGATATTCCCTGATCGGTTACTCGTCATGGGACTGAAGCTCAAATATTTCGAGATCAAAGGATTCGACACCACGACACTACGCCGCGACTACACCATGCAGCTCGACATTGCGAAGGCGAACGATTCCGGCAGCTTAACGCTATCGCTGAACCCAAGCATCTCGCAAACGCTCATTGGCTGGGGCCAGATACCTGATAGCGGCTACGGGGTTTAAATGCGCGGCCCATCCGTATCAAACAGTATTCCGTCACCCGTCGGCGGCTGGAACGCACGAGATAGTTTAGGCGCGATGCCTGCCACCGATGCGGTGAAGCTGGAAAATTGGTACCCGAACACCACCGATTTGCAACTGCGGCTCGGGCACACACAGTACGCAACAGGGCTGGATGGTCAATGCGAAACGCTGATTTCGTTTTCGGGTGGTGCTGCGGTAAAGCTATTTGGCATTACGGATACTGGCAAAATTTATGATGTAAGCGCGGGTGGTGCAGTGGGCGCACCGATGGCACCGACTGATTCGGTACCGTTAGGAAATGGCCGCTGCCAATACGTGAATATGTCCACCGCAGCGGGCAATTTTATTCGCATGGTGAATGGGGAAGATAAGAGCTTAACCTACAGCTCTGTGGACGGCTTGTGGCACGAAGAAAGTGAAGGTGCGCCGTATGCAGTGACAGGTGTGGACACTGCCACCTGTATTGATGTTGAACTCTTCAAGTTTCGGATGTGGTTCGTTCAAGAAGATACGCTCAGTGCATGGTATCTGAATACTAATAATGTAGGCGGTGCGGCTACTGAATTCCCACTGCGCGGCATTTTCACCGAAGGCGGCAATATCGTGGCGCTGGCAACCTGGACGGTGGACGCGGGCTATGGCGTAGATGATTTGCTGGTATTTGTATCTTCTCGCGGCCAAGTCGTGGTGTACAAAGGCACCGATCCCGCAAGTGCGAGCACCTGGGCGCTGGTGGGTATTTGGCGTGTGGGTGCACCGGTGGGCCGTCGCTGCTTAGTGAAATGGGCGGGTGATTTACTCATCATTTGCCAGGACGGGTTGTATCCATTATCCGGCGCTCTACAGAGTAGCCGAGTTCAACCGCGTGTAGCACTCACGCAAAAAATTCAATATGCAATGTCCACCGCCGTTTCGCTGTATGGCGCGAATTTCGGCTGGCAAACATTTTCATATCCAAAAGATAATATGCTGATCTTAAACGTGCCGGTGGCTGAAGGTACGCGGCAACAACAGTATGTGATGAATACCATTACTAAATCATGGTGCAAATTTACCGGCTGGAATGCGAATTGCTGGGAACTGTTTAACGACGATCCGTACTTTGGTGGTGATGGGTTCGTTGGAAAAGCGTGGGATACGTTGAGTGATGCCGGTGTGAACATTCAAAGCGACTGCCAGCAGGCATTCAATTATTTCCGTGCGCCAGGGAAGTTGAAGCGCTGGACAATGATCCGGCCAGTTTTTTTAAGCAACGGGCTGCCGACGATTTACGCCGCCGTCAATATTGATTTTAGCGATGCGATCCCTGCAACGCCGTTATCGTACACCCCCACATCTGTCGCGGCATGGGACTTAGATGTATGGGATGTTGGCGCATGGGGCGGTGATTTAACGCCCTTGTACCAGTGGCAAAGTGTAACCGGTGTTGGGTACTGTGCGGCGCTACGACTACAAAGTGCTTCCCAGGGTATTCAAGTGCGCTGGATTTCTACGGACTATGTGTGGGAAACCGGGGCCATTCTTTGATCGTATTCGGCGATGCTGTTTGCCATTTTGTTACACGTGAAACCGGTGGGGAATATTTCGACGGCAGTGGGCAGGGAATCGGGATCGAGCGCGATGGTGAAATCGTGTGCGGCGTGTTGTTTGAGAATTACAACGGGCGCTCAGTACAGATTCATGTCGCGGTGAAGCCGGGTAGCAGAATGACAAAAGAGTGGTTACGCACACTCTTTCGATATGCGTTTTGTGAGCTAAAAGTAAACAAAATTATCGGTGTCGTGGATAGTACAAATCCGGCGGCATTGAATTTTGATCGGCATATCGGATTTAAGGATGAAGCGGTGATCGAAGGTGCGGGTCGCTATGGCGATCTGATATTGCTGAGCATGACAAAAAATAACTGTAAATATTTGGGGAATTAAAATATGGGTAAGAGTAAAGCGCCACCGGCACCGGACTACGCAGCCCAGGCAAACGCCACCGCAGCGGGTAATTTGGAAATGGCGAGAGCGCAGGCAATGGCGAATCGTGTAAACACCTACACGCCCTACGGATCTTTAACCTACACAAACCCCGATACGAGCAAGCCGGATGCCTGGAATTCCTACGTGAATTTAGCACCCGAGCAAAAAGCGTTACTCGATCAGCAAAATATAACGAGCCAGAAATTGGCGAATATGACTGATTCAGTCACGGGCAAAGTGGGTACGGCAATGGATCAAGCATTGCCGGGTGCCTATGATCCAGCGCTGGCAACAAACAACGCCGCAGCACTCATTAATACCCGGCTGGCACCACAGCAGGCACGAGAAACCGGCTACCTTGATTCCCAGTTAGCGAACCAGGGAATCATGCCAGGCAGTGAAGCCTACAACACGGCCAAAACTTTGCAGCAGCAGGGATTCAATGACGCGAAAGTACAGGCCGAATTAGCGGGTATTAACACCGGCCAACAGCAACAAGCTCAGACGTATAACCAGGCGATGGGTAACATTAATATGCCGATGAACCAGTTGAACGCATTACGCACCGGCTCTCAAGTTACCAACCCAACATTCGCAAACGCGCCCGCGCAGGGCATGACGGCTGGCCCTGATTTACTCGGTGCTGCGAATCAGCAGTACAACGCTCAAATGAATGCGGTAAATGCGAATAACGCAAACTCGTCAAATATGTGGGGTGGGTTGATGAGCTTGGGCGGCATGGGAATGATGGCATTTTGAAAATATTGCAGTTTAGTGGTGGGAAGGATTCGCTTGCGTGTTTGTTGTTACTGAAAGATCAGTTACATGACATAACCGTCGTATGGGCTGATTCTGGTGACGCATTCCCAGAGACGCATGAGCAAATGCAAATGGTGCGGGCGATGTGCCCAAATTTTGTAGTAGCCCAGGGCGATGCGAAAGCGGTAATTGAAAAGTTCGGTTATCCCACGGATCTGCTGCCAGTATCAAACCACTCTCAAGTAATGCAATTATCATCACAGGATAAGTTGCCGCTACAGGGCTATTTAGAATGTTGCGTACGCAGTTTTTTAGAGCCGATGCACAAGAAAACGCTCGAGCTCGGTGCCACGATGATCATTCGCGGACAGAAAGCCTGCGACAAAAAGAAGGCACCTATTAAGTCGGGTGATGTTGTCAATGGGATCACCTACTGGTTCCCACTTGAGCACTGGACGGATGAACAGGTGATGGAATACGTAGAAGGTAGCCCGCTGCTGCCACTGCATTACGCTACCGCAAACACCAGTTTGGACTGTATGCACTGCACTGCGTATTTATCAGATAACGCCTGGAAGCTGCCCTATTTAAAGCGCAACCATCCAACGGTTGCCACCGAAGTGCTACACCGTTTAAATGAAATAAACGACGAAATCGAATCCGAATACAAAAACTTAAAAAGGGTGCTGAATGGATAACGCAGATCCGAGATTGCTCGCAATGTTGCGGCAACAAAATGTAGAGCAACCGCAGGGCAATTCAAATGCCGCACCAGACTACCTCACAGGCGATGCAACCCAGGGCAACACGCAGCAGTTTTATCCGCAGCCATTAGCACCATTAGAAAAGTATGTTCCACCCAAAAGCCCGTTTGATATTTTGAACGGCATGGGTACGCAGTCGGCGATGGGTCAGTCGATGATGGATAACAATGCAATTGCACAAGGCGGCAAAGCGGCTGATTCAAGTCAAGGCTACGGCGCGATGGGTCGCGGGCTTAACTCACTCGGCAGCTCAATGCAAGGTGGGCTTGAGAGCATATACGGCGGCATGGGGAAGGCATTTAACGGCATGGCTGCATTCTAAGGATAGAAAAATGGCTGATGATCTTTTGAACAATGGGCTATTCGGCGGGATCAACCCACGGCTGCTTGGCATATTGGCGAACACGAATTCATCCGTGCAAAACAACATGGCACCGGCGTATATGCAGCAAGGGCCAGATCTCGGACTCGCGCAAAGTGAAGCGTTTAATAAACAAATGCTCGCGCAAAGTTTACGCAATTCCGCATTCGGCGCAACCGAAGGTGGGCGCATGGTGGGGCCGTATTACGCCGCACCGAGCTGGTCGCAGCACTTAGCAAAATTGGGCGGGGTGTTTGCGGGCGAAGCAATATCAAAACGCGGCATGGAAGAGTATACAAAAGCAAAGCAGGCCAACCAGCAAGCGCAAGAGGCTCAGCGGCAAGCCGAAACGGCGCAGCTCATGAGAGCGTTACGCGGTGAGCCTGGCGTGCAAGCACCGCCCGATAGTTTGGGTGGTGGGCCGTCAATGCCTGCGGTGGCACCGGACATGAACCGTGCGAATGAATTGCTGGTGAACTCACAGGATCCGCAGCTACGCGCACTCGGTATGGCGCGGCTCATGCCTAAACCGGCTGAGCCGTATACATTGAGCGCCGATCAAAAAAGATTCGGCGGCAACAATGAAGTGCTGGCCTCTAATACTGGCCCGGTGGACTACAACAAGCCATTCTTGCCGGATGGTAGTCCGAATCCAGGCTATCAGAAGTATGAAATAGAAAAGAGTAAAGCGGGTCGCACCAGTGTGAGCACGAACGTGAATACGTTTGAACCATTCAGTAATAAATTGAAAGGTG